GAGTTCAAACCGCATCCGATCCAGGCCCATTTCCGATATTTGTACCGGGTCATATGTATAGGTCCTCGCCATACCCTATTATCCTTTCTTCCGGGCCTTTTGTTGTCCTACAGCTGTGAGCCCTGTCAATAGATACTCTTTGACCGCGGACTGGATGTTGTCTGGGTTATCTTCTGCGATCTTGTTTAGTGTGATCACCAGACTTCTCACCCTCACATCTTCTGCTGTCTTTCCCAGATAGACCACGTTCTGAGCATCCAATTCTACGGAGTTCCCTTTCCCACCTTTTATAATCATATGGGCTTTGGCATATCCCTCCGGCAATGTGAACCCAAAAGGCAGGAAGTATCCCTCCTGCTCCTGTGGATCTGAACCATTAAAACCTGTATACCCACTCACATAGTTTAACGTTCCCTGGATACCGTTGCCATCTCCTGCCATCTTAAAGGTTCCCAATTCTTTTACTTTCTTTCCCAATCCTGCCGCATCTGTTTCTTCCGGCAACATAGATACCCCAAATATCTCAGGCCCATCTTCTGTCTCTTCCATTTCGACCAGGTAGCCCATCCGGAGCAGGCATCCAACGCCCTCCCCTTGTACCTCTGTTTCCGGTACCATCTCCCCAAGCTTACGGCGTATGCCTTTTAAGTACACTGGTTTTACAACACCATACTGCTTCATCCTGCCACCTCCGTTTTTATTTTACGCAACCTTTGAGGAAGATCGCCAAATCGTCGCAGGTCTTATGCATATCTGTAGAGAGCAGCGCTTCTATAAACTCTGAATGGGTCCCTGGTTCTCCCTCAAACTGGTCTGTAGCGATCCACTGCCCATTCCCCAGCATATCCCATGTAAAGATATATCCGGCAGAAGGTTCATCAATAGCAGGGGAATCTGGTGCATAAGATAACAGGGCAGATTTGCTGTCACACGCAAACTGGATATCTGCCGCCTGCCCCATCCGTGCTTTGTTCTGCACTGCATAGATCACCTTAACCGTTGGGATCCCTAATACAGCAGAGATAACCTGTTCATTTACAAGAGCAGGGTTCGGTGTGGATCCGCTTCCTGTCACACGCTCTAAGAACTGAGGATGTTTCTTCATGGCTACAAACGCATCGTATCCCAAGATAAGCTTATTTGGCATACGCAGACCGCCTAAGAGAATGTCCCTCTTGTAATCATCAAAGAGGCCGATGATATCTGCACTGGCATCATCGAAATACATAAATTTGCTGCCTCCATCCGCAGAATCGCTCCCTTCTTTCACATTCTTCCAAGAAGTATCTTTAAAGAATTTTTCTGCAAACAGTCTGTCAAGATGTAAGTTCATCTGCTCTGTTGCGATACGGACTTTTGACCTCTTGGGATCGATACTTCCAGGAACACGGCTCCTCTGGTAGTTCAGCGCTGCAATCTGGTCGATCCCAATGATAAACTGATCCACGGAACAGGTATACGAATCCTCGGTATGGCTGAACACTGCCGGGGCTACTTTTCCATAAGCCGGCTTCTTCTGCACCTGATCCGTAGCCAGTTCCTCCTTGTTGAAGATATAATACTGTCCGGTAGAAAAGCTCACCGGGCAAATGGGAAAGATGTTCTTTGCAAAATGGAAACCCTCCTGCTGGAAAAATGCCATGGACATATTGGACAGATACAGGCTGGGTTTCCAGCCTTTTGCGATATCCAACTGGATACCTGCTGTACTTGCATGTAGATTATTCATATCTTTTATTCCTCCTTTAAGCTCTGGCCACATAGCCTGCATTTACGATCTGTACTTTTACAAGGTCACCTTTTGCCGTCGCTGCTTCCAGTGCACGGGCATACATAAACTGTCCCTCTGTCGCTTTCTGGCAAAGCCCCTCTGCGTCTGCTGCCAACATATCCCCAGCTGCAAATGCAGTTCCCGCTTTCCATGTTCCCATATCTTTGATCTGGATAGTGGTCTCCTCTCCATTCTTGATGGTATCCTCACTGGAAATAAGAAGAATACCTGCCGGTATTTCCCCGACAGAAGGGAGCACTGCCTTTCCTCCTGATAATTTCACTGCTTTGCACTGGGCAGACGTGATATCCGCTCCTGATGTGACCGTCAGTGTCGCCGATGTATCGACCATAGAATATTCAAATACATTTGCCATATGCCATTCCTCCCTTATCTAAATGATTCCTGGAGCTCTGGTGTCTCCTGGATAGCAAGGTCAATAGCCTCTGCTTCTGTCAGTTCCGGCCTGCTCTTACGGATCTCGGAAGCTTTGGCCCTAGCTTTAGAAAATGCTTCCTCTTCTGCTGTAGCCCCTACCTGAATATGGCCTCCTGACTTTCCGATTTCTGTGAACATCCCTGAATTGCTCTGCATGGTGACCATCTCATCGAGGACTGCCAGATAATTGCTGTAGGAATCATCCCCTGCCGCCTTCATGCTCTTTAACACAGGGACCAGTTTCTCCGCTTTCTTGCCAATCACCTCATATTTCTTAGCTACGCCGAGCAGTTCCTTGCTCTCAAGTTCTTCCCTCATCTTATGCAATGCTTCAAGCTCTGCCTGTACCTGCGGGTGCAGTCCTTTGTTCACTCCGCCTGCTGGCGGTTCTGTCGTCTGTCCATCCCCTTCCAGTGCTGTACCTTCAGCTCCCGCAGATGAAGCAGCGTCATCCTCTTCCCATCCATATGCCTTTGCCATACGCTCAAACTGAGCTGCATCCTCTGGTGTCATCTTACTCTTGTCGATCTTCATTTCCTGTTCTCCTTTTTCTCCTGGTCTATCCAGGTTCTGTGTCGGCACAAAAGGTATTCCTGCCTTTGCGATCATCTGGTCAAGTCTGTTCTTCATAATCCCCAGCGTTTTTATATCCGGCTCAAACATCCCTTCCAGTCTTTTCTCAACATTGGCAGCTGTCCCTTTGCACCAGCGACTGATGAATCCTTCCATTGCCTGTGAGAATTCCTCTACCGACTGTTCCATGGCTTCCTTCTTTTTTTTCTTGTCCAGCTCGTTATCCATCAAGATAGATACGAAACTGCTCTGCAGGGCATAGCAGACATTCCACATCTCATCCCGGATACGGTCAAGGTTCCTTTCAGACATCTTATCATCAAAAGTCTGGGCCCCTGCCTTCTCAATTTCTTGTGAAATTTCTTTGGCCCCCTGTGGGTCTGCCGCCATCTGCTTTTTGATATAAAACAACAGCCCTTTCCAGAAACCTTCTACCTGTGGCTCCTGGCGCTTTGTCAGTAAGATGTCTGCCCCCTGGTTAGCTCCCTGATCCACAAAGTCCACTTTACTGACTTCCAGACCCTTAAGTTTGGTCTTACCTTTTGCCATATGGCCTGCCTCCTTTCTTAAAAATAGGTATAAAATAACACCCAGGATGGCCTGCGTGTTTACCTCTGAACTTAATCCTTTTATGATTCACCATAATGAATAACCAATCATGGTTCATCTTCCACTGGGACTCTGACTGCTTTCCCTTCAATGGAAAACATGGGGTAGGTTCCATCTTTGACCTTCTCCCATACCTCACTATCTGTCACATGGAATCCTATCCACCATGCTGTAGGAAGGCTGTTTTCTTCCAGTCCCATTGCCTTTAACTTCTCGGGTGTAAACACTACCGATTCTATCAGGACTGCCACGCCTCCCCTCTCATGCATCTCTCCACCATCCCGGTACAATTCCACATACCGGTAGACAGCAGCCTCCAGATCTTCCGGGTCTATCATATCTTTCTGCCAGTCCACCACCTGTTTCCCATCTGTAGCCACTGACACACTGGCCCATCCAAAAGCATACTGCTTATCGTCATCTGATTTTTCAATCTGGATCCGGCCCTTAATCACTTCCTGCTCTGGTGGCCTGTTAACCAACGGACTATTTATCATGTCCAAAAAAGATAACATATCTGTCCCTCACTTTCCTCTTTTAGCACCGAAACAAAATACCGCCTACCAGGCGGCAGACGGCAACGTTTCTAATATCTGTTTAGTTTTTTTTCCAAAGCTCCTTATGAGAATCTACTGTGTCAAATGGATCATGAGGGAGCATATACAGGATTTCCTGCAGTTTACGCTCCATATCATCATCATATGATTCCCCCTTAAGTTCTGGGTATTTCGCTTTCCACTCCATAAATTCTTTTGGATTGGATATTGCCATGAAATCATGTTTTAATTGAGTCCCAGAATACTCCGTTGTCTTAGCCATCCGCTACCAGCCTTTCTATGTAGTCATACAGTTCTTTATTTCTCTGCTTTAACATTTCAGGAAAAAGGATATAAGCCCTATATCCCTCTGAGAAAAAATCTGAAAATGCACCTGGATTGATTGAACCATCTGGCTTTTTAATTGGAACGCTATGATAATAACGCCCCTGATACTTTGTCACAAATTTAGCGGACTGCACCCGATAAACGGGCTGTACAAATGTTTCCTCATCCAGTATCAAATTATTATGGTAATCCCCCAGTGATTTTTCCAATATGTCTATATATTCCGAATCCTTGAAAATATCCAGCGACGATTCCAGAATATGTGCCGCTTCGTGGATAAATTCACCTTCGTCCAGATCATCCGCCACATATACAATCCCAAATCTCTTGTCTGTACGTGACCCTCCAAAAGGAGAACGCCATATATCCATTTCATCTTTTAGTATATCCTGGTGGGACTGTGGAATCAAGCCCCATTCTTTCCATATCTGTTCCTGGGTATCTGCCCTGATGCGTTCATCCATGGGTGGAAGGTACTCTGGCTGCTCCACTTGACTGTCATAAGTTTCTCCCGTCGGTTCATAAGCAATCGCGCACCTACAACGCGGATGCCAAGGCGGCGTGCCCTCCTCTGCCGGGATTTCTTTTCCATTCTTAGGTGCACACCTACCACAGACCCGCTCATCATCCGCTGTACTTCCAATCCTCCGTACCGCACCCAGAAGTTTCTGCCCTTGTGCCTGGCTCACAGCCTGCTCATTCCCCTGATTGTAAGCTGCCACCAGTTCTGTTTCCGCAATCATATACGCCCTTTGGCGGTGCTGCCTTTCCGCATACTTTATTGACATTTCCAAAGCCTGTTTCTGCGCGTTCTCTACCATCATCCGCGAGTGCTGCCTGATGAGGTTGTCCCGGATGCTTTCATAATACCGCAGGTTTGCCTCCGCCTGGAGCCGGTTAAGCCCCACACAAGGGCGTATCACCTTGGACAATTCGTCTACTGTATACCTTCCTTCTACGGCCCTTCCAATCATCGCTTTTACCGCAGCACGCTGTTCTTCTGTTACTGCGGTGATCAGTTCCCCGGAATGTTCCCTTACCCACCTTTTGACCCCATGAGCACCAGGTATAAACTCAAATCCAGCAAGTGATGCTGTAACCGGCTCATTTCTTCCTCCGGCCTCTGCCGCAGCCATCCATACCGGAAGGAAGGCAGAGGCCGCCATCGCCGCATAATCCCGCTGCCATACCTCAAATATTTCCGGGCTAATATCCCCATTTAAAACAGCCTCACGTAGTTCCTTATACGTCAATGCCTCCTCCTGGTCACGCCAGAGATGCGTAAGGATCCTCGCCGGCTCACCCAGATGGGAGTCCACATATTCTGATAGTTTCTGGAGAATTGCCTGTTGCTGCTTTGACTTATATAGTATCTTTGCTGGCTGCCGATATAGAAACATTCTGTCACCACCTTCCCAGTCGATGCTTGGCCGCCTCTACCGCTCTCAGGTTATCTGTTTCCTCCTCTTTGTCATTGTCTTTACTGTTACCTTTATCCGGTCTTTCTGCGGGTTTCTTCTCTTCTCTCAGTTCTATGCGTTCCGGCAGCCTGGCTGCCTCCCTAACATAATCCTCAATCCCTTCATCAGGAAGCAGGATACCAGCAGAAGACATCCTCTGAATAAACTCTCCCAGTATACCCAGGTCAATATGCTCCACATCCCCGTGTACCAGTTTAGGATAATCTGTAATCCCCTGAAAGTGCTGCCCATTCACATCAATCAACCGGGGGATGGCCTGCTGGTTAAATACCTCACAGATAATATCCAGATATGTTTTAATCGCCTCTTTAAACAACTGGGATTTATCAGAGGATAGCGCATAGCTTCCTGTCCCTTGGTGGCCAAGAAGGATAAAATCTGCCATCATGGCCATAGCAATGCGGGTATCGTACCTATTGATGATAGCGTTTGTATCAAACTGGCGGCTACCCCCAGTGCTAAGGAGTT